CATCATCTGTAACTGTAAGGTCATCATCTACTCTTAAATCTACTACGCTAAGATTAGCAAAAGCATCTACAACTGCTGCACCTGAACCAGCACCATCTAGGTAAACTGCTTTGGTATCTCCGGGAAGTATGGTTACGTTAGCACCAGTACCTTGAGAAATAATAATATTTTGCGAACCACTTGTACCATTTTCGATAAAGTGCATTCTATTAATTGTGTTTGGACTTATGGTAATAGTGCACGCTGAATCTAGTGTGCCTGTGTATTCAACATACATTGAACGCACAGGATCAGTTGCACCATCTGCTACAACTGAAGCGTGGGTATCTGCGTTAGTAGTTATCCCCTCAGTTCCGTAACTAAGACCTTCACCGATTAACTCTAGGTTGGTATTAGTTGTTGTGCCCCACGTTCCACTACCGTCACCAGTAGCTAATTCGTTGAGTCTTAAATCATTTACATATGTACTTGCCATTGATGTTCTCCAAAGGTGTAGCTTTGATTATAGCTATATTTTTTATAAAAGTTAAGCAACTTCTTGCCAATCAGGTAATTGAGTGGTTGAAACAGGTATATACGTTGTCGTTATGTTTTGTGCTTCCTGTCCCCAAACGTTTACTGAAGTTATAGAACCCGTTAAACCAAAACCTATTAAATCGATATTAGCTTCAGCTACTGTTGTTACGCTTCCTAACGCACTGGTTCCCGCTAATCCTGTAACGTCTAAGTTATTATTAGACACAGGAATTACCGTACCTAAGGCAGAAGTACCTAAAACAGTAGTTACTGAAACATTTGCTGCACAACTTACAGACTCATCCCCAAGTCCACTTGTTGTTGTAACTGCTGAAACACCCGTAACGGCGGCAGCTTGAACTGCTGTACCATCATCTAAAGCGGTAGTTCCTACAACACCTGTTACGGCAACAGGTACAGAACCCTCACCAAAAGTTAGACTACCCCAACCTGTGGCTCTGCCCCAACCATTGAGTATCTGTGCCATAGTTTACTAAGCTATTCTTATAATTGCGTTACTCGCGTCGGCTGCTGGAAATTGAATTGTAAAATCTCCTGCTGTAGAAGTTTTATCCCCTCCAAACGCTAATATACAAACTGATGGATCTCCCGAAGCTGATTCATTAAATATCATTGCACCGTTAGCGGTCACAGTAGCGTTTGAAAATGTAAGATCAGCAAAATCAGTAAATGCAGTAGTTCCAGAAGAAGATGGATTAACTCTGGTCAATGCCGCTCCTTTTGCTGTATAGTTTGTACCACTAGCTTCACCACTGGTTGTATATGCCGTTGTTGCAGCTCCAAGAGAAGCTGATGAGGTATACAATGCTAAATTAAAAGTACTGCCACCTGAGTTTAAAAAATTGTGTTTAGCCTCTAACAATTCTTTTTTAAAAGAAGTTGCCATTGCTTGAGTTATAGCCATTATAGCCTCCTGATTATTTTAGCCATTTCTTCATGACCTTGTTTATCCAATAAACCCGCTACAGTAGAACGATCACTAACTATAGCTTGTTTCATATACAACAGAACAACATTTTCAATAGCGTCTTTATATGCTCTAGCTTGTGCTTGAACCATAGGATCAGCATTATCACTAACTTGAACAAGTCGTTCCATTATTCTTCCTGTCCAGTATTCTGGACTTAATCCTTTATTTTGTGTGGTTTTTACTCCAACACTTCCTATTGAACTTACTACGTCTACACTAAACACTATCAGCTCCTTGCGGATTTAGTTTTGCAGAACCACTTCTAGCTTCATCTCGGAGATCTCTATATTCTCCAAGAACTTTTAACATAGCTAATGCTTCTTGAAATTTAGTTTCATATAAAGTGATTGTCTCTGTAGATGCTTTCATAAAAACTGCTCCTTCTACTAAAGATCCGTAAAGCATAGCATTAGGAGCATTTTTTGAAAGCCATGTTTGACCACTATCTCCTGAATCTACTAAAGAAGCAGGTCGGTAGTAATAATGTAGTTCAAAACTTAACGAACTTGCTGGAGTCGGTGCTAATATAAAAGTATCATCATCAAACTGAGCGTAGAAAAGAGGTTGCCCTGTAGTTGCTTCTGCTGGAGTATAGTCTCTAATCCAAGAGGGATGTTTAAATAGAAGGTAAGAGTAATTACTACTTGCGTCTATAACAGCTAAGCTATAAGGAGATAAAAAATCACTCGGAGTTGCTAAATAAGGAACGTTACCCGTAGCCGAACCTTTTACGTTTTTACGAAAAACAGGTAGCTGTACTGCTTTTAAAACCCTTTCTTCTGTTGTTTCAATAAACGTATTTAATGTATTAGTAAATGTCGTTTCAGTATTATCTAAATAATTCTGAACGGCTGTTTTTAATCCAGTGTATGTAAATCCCGCCATTATGTCTCCACCGTTACGTTGCCTATTCCACTTGTTGCCCCAATCCCATTAAAATCAGTTCCTATTGGATCAGAAGCAAACGTCATCCCACTTCCTGCGTTTGTAGTGATTATAACTCCTAATTGACTTTGAGGTAAAGAAACGTCGGGTCTAGGTTTCCATAATTGTTCTGCATCAGCAGACAGGTTTGGAGGATCTAGTTGAGGATGTTTAGGTTCATAACACTCAGAACAAACTCTAAAATTTTCCCATGTAGTTTTTGCAGTAGTGTATGGATACCTAAAACTACAGGTATCGCATATGAAGTAAGCGTATTTTCCTGTAGCATAAGCCATTAAATATATTCTTGTCTAGGAACAAGCCTTACTGGAGAACGGTCTTCGTCATATTTTAAAGCGTTCATTATATCTTGTTCATATAGCTCTTTTATAATCGGAAGTTTTTGTACATTCTTTTTCAAACACAAATAATAAGCAAGACCAGAAACTAAACAAGGCATAAACCTAGTAGGAATATCTACGTCATTAACTTGCGCATTAGCATCCTCTATAGTACGCCAAACATAGTAAACAAGTTTGTCCGTTGAGTTATCGGGCGTTGGGTACAAGTGAATAACAGGTGTTTTTAAGCGTTCTACCCAATACTCAGTTGACCTAGATTTAGTGTCTTTATTAGGAATACTTATATATTGGTTACGATCTATTCGATCTAATACATAATCAGTAACGACTCCTCCTACGGTTCTCTCAACATAAGCGTCTAATACATCTATATCAAAAGAATTAATAGTATATTCTTGAGTTCCTTCTGTGAGAGTAAGCTCTACTTTAGAGATCTCCCACATCTGAATACCTCTGTTTGACCAATCGGCAAACATAATATTCATAGAACGCCTAGCTGTAACTGCGTCATAAGAAGTACGAGCTTCTAACCCTGCAAGTTCGTATGCTTCTTCTATTGCGGTCGCTACATCTAAACTAAATGCGCGAGTGCCTGAAGTTGCCATAACCTATGCGTGAAACACAGTCATTGTTAGAAAAGTAGATACAGTGTATTGAATATAAATTCCAGCATCAAACACCACTCCTTCTTCTGGAATGACTACATCTCTAGTTGCATCAGCATCACCAACAGAACTTAACCCCATAACAGTAGTCCCTGTAGGAGAAGTGTTATGAAAATTTGTAGTTCCGGCTGTTGCTGTACTGGTTAAAAATATACCTTTTAACCTTGCTCTACCTGCAAATATAACATCTGCGGCTGAACCGTTAACTCCTGCTGAAACATTACCTGCTGGATTACCTACTGCTGAAATACCCGATATAGTTAAAAAGTAACTTGTTCCAGTAGCAGTTCCTGCATTAGCACCTGTAATGGACTCTGTTTGAGCATCCCCATTGACATCAGTTCCCGTAACAGTAAAGGACTTAGCCGCGTCATTCCCGGCAGAAAGGACAGTAACTACCCTCCCATGACTAAGAGCAACTGCACCACCAGAAGCTAACGCTCCCCCTATTACGAGGGCTGCGTTATTTCCGACTGCTGCTGCTACGGATATTCCATCGGCATCTAAGGCTACTGTGTCTGCGGTTATAGTGACCGCTTTTACATCTGATCTAGCCATAAATTACTCCTAGATAATACCTGTAAGGTTGATTAATGAATAATCAGTAGTTACGTTAACTATCATAACTGTACCAATTACTTGAATCACGTCTCCTGCGGCGGGTCCAACTGCTCCAGCTGCACCTAAAGGTACTGCATGGTTGCCCACAACTAATGTACCTGAAGTTAATACAGCTTGTGGACCTGATACTGCAAACCAACCATAAGCACTTGCTGCCATATCGACAACAGTTA